TCTGAATTATATATTTCAGGATGTAATATGGACTTATATATCAACTTAGTCATAGTCTTAAATTTACTTAAAGGCATTTAAAGATCCAAAGACTGTGTTTAGCCAGTTTGATGTGTTAGGTATCGATTCACCTAACTTATCTCCAAGATACATAGTCATAAACGCATGAGGATTTAGCTCATAAGATGCTTTAAAACTACGTTGTATAATATCTATATTCTCCTCTGATATAGGCATAGTTTGTAGATTCATCAGTTTGCTATTTACCTCTAGTTGATGTTTTCTTTCAACTATACGAGCATATAGATCATGTTCACCAGATAGCTCTTTTGATTTTTCAACTACACTTTCTAATGTTACTACATTATTGCTTGTTAATTCAGGAAATAATTTAATTAATTTTTTAGGCCCTAAACCTAATATTCCAGGTAAATTATCCGAATTATCTCCCATTAGTATTTTATAGTTAACGAAGTTATAGCAGCTAATTCCAAATTCATCTAGTACATCTTTTGGTTTGTATATTTTCTTTTTAGTTGGAGAATATACTTGAACCTTATCTGATACTAGTTGAAGGAAATCTTTATCAGCAGATAGTATTGTTACCTCTTTAGTTGCAGGATATTTTTCAAATTTACCTACTAGATATCCTATAACATCATCTGCCTCAATTCCATCTACTACAATCATTGAAACTGGTAGGCATTGAAGATATTGAATCAATCTTGCCATTTGATTGTTAATAGATTCGTTTTCCTCATCTTTAGAGCTAAATATAGAGTAATTAGTCATTCGAGATTTATTCCTTGTTGCTTTATATTCAGGATATAAATTTCGTTTGGCGTTAGATCCTCCAGCTCCATCAAACACAATTATTACTTTAGTTGGATCTATCATTTTGATAGCATATCCAACTGATTTTAAAAATCCAGTTAGACCACCAATGTGATGGCCATCTGGATTAATGTGGTTGATCATTGTAAATGATCTCAGGAATGTATTTAGTCCATCAATGATCAGAATAGAGTCTGAAACTCCACGCTGATCATTGTTGACTTTAGAGAGTATGTCTGCGTACTTATTCTTCGCTTGCATCGTTATCGATTTCTACTATTGGTGATATTTTACTGCTTTCTTCCCATTCGCTATTATCTTCTAGTTGTACTAGATCAGATACATCAATGGCTTCATTAAACCATTCATGAGCGTAGGTTTTCTTGTACTCTTTAATTGCCTCAGGGGTATCAGGAATGAAACCGTGAGGAGTTACAAGTACAGTTGATGCAGTAGCAATACCATAATCAGCATGAATCTTATCGATAGCGATTTTAGTACGTTTAGCAAACTCAACCTTTTTACCCTTATGTTGTACACTAATTTTAGAGGTACCACTATTAGTAACATTACCAAATGTAGCTACTATTGTAGCATCCCAATACATGGAATTACCACCTTTATTAGTCATACGAGGTTGACTCATAGGAGTTAATGCTGGTTGTACACCTGTTTTATTGATTACGAATAATGTGTTAGTGTATGGGTAACTTTCTTTACGTGATAATGGAAACTGTTGGTTGATAAAATTACCAAATTGTGTAGCCATAGCTCCAGCGTTCCACATAGGGTTGTTATTACCCTGTTTAACGCTCATTTCGCATGGAATTGATCCTACTGAATCCCATAGGAATAGTAGATCATGAGGTAATTTACCATCTTTTTGTTCACTCAAGATATCAGCAACGAAGGCTGCTACATCTTCAATAGTATTTAAAGAAGATCTATCTACATATAGGAAGAACCCTCTATAATCTACTACCTCACCTGTTGCATCATCTGGAATTGCATCACATTGAAACCCCATTTTTTGAGCATGTGAGAAATCCCATTTCATTTCAGTAATGATAAATACAGGTAATATACCTTGTTTTTGAGCTTCAACTGCTGCCTCAATTAACATAGTAGTTTTACCAGTATCTGATCCTCCTCGAGCCACGAATACGTGGCCTAGAGGAATACCAGGAATTGAAAGCGCATCACGCAATGCTGGGGAGAAAGTTAGCCAGCGCTGTTTTTTAAATTTGGAGGATTGGTCTAGGAATTTGGATTTCTTAAACTTATCCAAATCAAATCCACCTTTTAAGGAGGCAGATACCACCTCACTTAGTGAGCTTTTCTTTGCCATAAATTAATTAATTAAATAAATCGTCAAATTTGTCTGATGGAGATGTTTTCGTTGCATTGGTATCAAGCTTATAAGTAGGCTTGTTATCAGCAAGAAAATCATCTTCCTCTTCTTCATCGTTTTTAGAGGCAATTGGCTCTTCAGTGTCCTCTTCAGGATTTAACCACTTATCTAACAATTCCTTTAATTCATCAAATGAATAATGTTTGTTAATTGTAAGGATATCTGGTTGTTCTTCTAACACCTTATTTACCAAAGCACCATCTTCAGAGATAGGAGATGTTTTTGGTTTAACACGAATGTTACATTTGATACCTTTACGATTAGCAACCATGTCTTCAACTGCCTCAATAGTGAAATCACGTCCATCAGTGATGTCTGTGTAATCACCATAATCTTCATCAGCAGCGATGCCTAGGAGTTGTTCGTAAATCAATTTACCAAATTCCCAAAGGCGAGCGCCTTTGTCCTCTTCGCCACGTACGATTACAGGAGCAAAGTAACGGAGTTTTGGTTCGATTTTTTTAGCTAATTGCCAATCTTCTTTGTCAGATGATTTACGAAGATTCTTTGCAAATTCAACGATAGGATCCTTCTCGTTCCAGTTGGTTAAGGCCAGAATTGGTCCTTTAGAGAAACCATAGTGAAAGTAAACTTCACGGAACGGATTTGCTTTGTCGAATTTAGAGGGGAGGATTCTGACTTGATACTTACCTGGTTTTGGTTTCCAGAAGATCTTTGTGTAGTCAGTTTTTTCGCGCTTTTGTCCTTTGTTTTGAGAAGCGGACAGCTTCTGTTTGATTAGACTTAAGTCCATAATATATGTTTTTAAATGAGGTGGTCTATGACCACAATAATTTTGAATCTATGATTCTTCTTTCGGTTCTCAAAACTTACTTACTAAGATCAACGATCTTATGAATAGCCGTATCTAAACGTCTAATATTAGGACCGCTGGTTAATAGTATGCAATTTTTATAGTCAGGCCAGTTTATCATGAAATTCTTATCTAATACACCACCATTTAATGACATGATCAATGTGTTCAAGGCATTAATAGTGTACAATGTATTACTTTCCTTCTTGCGATGGAGTAATATTGTATTAGACATTGGAGATGATGTCATATTGCCTGCATCAATATTATAGGTACACATCAATTCGTCGCTTTGTGGTGACTCAAGGATGAATATTTTATTAAATAATATTGAATACCTGCGATTAATCGCTGCTACAGTGTCTTCTAACTCTGCAGGTGAGGTAAATGTACAGAATAACTTGTTCAAATCCAAAAATTCATTTAGTTGTTCGATCATAAATATTTATATTTTAGTTAAACCGTGGTACGATTTGCCCTGTTTAACGGTGACAGGGTAGTGAATAATATCTTTAATTTCCGTTAATATATCGCCATCCTCTTTAGCATAATCGAATAGAAATGCATCATAGGTATATAATACTAATTTAGTTTTTTTATCCTTTAATTCGCGCAATATCGCCTCTAACAATATGGTATTTGTTATGGTTTCTGCGTTTTGAACGACGTAATTTAATAATTTAGCAGGTGTCATATCAGGTAGCTCAATGCGTTTAAATATTTTATTTTGCGTTGCTATATAGCCGCTACCTTTAAAGTCGTTCCACAATTCATCTGTAAATGTTGCTACATCCTTAAAGAATGGCTTATCACGATATTCGCTCCATATACCACCATATAATTGTTTAAATGTTAATTCTTTAGCCTCTTGTGCACTTACACCCAGTAATCCACTTAAATATTCATATGTGCTTTGCTCTATTGGAAAATGGAAATTAATCATCTCACCAATTAATCGTGGGTGGTATCCCTGAATATCTATTTCAATAAACTTATCGTTTGTTGGTCTGTAGCATAAGCGCTCACCATTATTTTTATTTAGGGCTGCAAAGTTGATGCTATTATATGTGTTTGATGGACGACCAGTAGTGGTATATAGGTTATATTGGCTATATATTTTACCCTTATATAGATTAAATTCAGGATATTTTAGCTCACTACCATAGCAATCAATAAAGCATTGTTTATCTACTTTAATACCTTGTGATTCTATGTTATGGAATACTTGTGTTAGGGAATCATTATTAAAGACAAATATAGGACTATTTTCGTGTGTAATAATAGATGTTACTACCTCATTAAATACGTTTTCACTTTCCTCATAGTGTTTTGAAATAGGAATCAGCTTATTTACAATAGGTAAATTAGTGTATTTGCTATAGTAATATGTTATAGCAGGTATATTTAATGCCTCAGTTAAATTAGGTATAGCGATGAAATTAACATCATACAGTTTATCTGGGTATGGAAACCAGTACATAGCCTGCTTCTTATCCATAACCCAGAGTTTACCTGTATTTTTATTGAGCCAGTTAAGAGTAACACTCATGTCCAGTGAGAATGATTCTGTGTGGCTTAAACATAGAATATATCCTTTATGATCAGATAATGATCTGATGTATATTAAACTTAGTGGGCTTAATGATGGGTGGAAATTATCGTTTTGTGGGATAAATCTCACAAAGCAATCATTAAACGGTCCTAATCTATCTAATTGTTCTTGTTTCTCTATTATGTAAAACATATTTCATAACCTTTATCCTTAAATATAAGATTGAGAGTTTAGGCAGCCAAGAAGGCTTTTATTCCTGGAAGTTGAGATTCGGCTTGTTCTATTGATTGAGTTTTATCCAGGTACACTCCTATATATGTTGTTTGATATATTGGTTGTGATTGAAGCGAATTATAAGTTTGTTCATCTATCTCTTTAATAATATCACTATTTATTTTTTTACAG